AGAAGAAGTGGTTGAAGAATCAACTACTGAAGAAGAGGCAGATGATAGTACGCCTGAGTAGGGATGAAGTAAGAGTTTGTACGCTGCTTGCTACAGAGCGTTGGCTTGCTAAGTATGGGTCAGTAGACAGACCTAACTATGCAGAAGGTAAGAAGAACGGCTACTTAGAGCACGAACTTCTTGCCAATGTACGAGCCAACGTCTCTGAGTGGGCGGTTGCATCTCTTACTGATACCTCTTGGAATGTACCGTGGTATCCCAATGAACTACATCCTCGTCGGGCTAAGTTGCCTGATGTTGGTGTTAACTTTGAGGTACGCACAGTACGCACACGTGATTCGATTCCGTTCTGGAGTAAAGATAGTGGCAAGATAATAGTAGGAACTAAGATTCTTGATGAAGAGTATTACTCACAGGTTGAAGTCTATGGTTACTGCAACCCTGAAGAGTATGCAATTATGCAGTATAGAGATGAAGCCATCGGTGGATGGCGTGTACCAGTAACAGAACTAAAGGAGTTCTAATGATCTGTCAGAACTGTCACAAGGCAGGGGAAGAGAACACTCTTACCCATTACAAACGTGCCTCTAACTGGCACGATAAGTGCGACGACAAGGGGTGTGTATGCCAGCACAAGACTGGTCCAGGATACGTAAAGCGGGACGGTTCAAAGGTGCCGTTGATGCAAACACAATCCCCATAGGAGCAATAGTTCTGCACTATGGAGGGGAAGTAAGAGAGGGTAGGTCTGCATCAGTAAGGTGTTGCATCCATCCTGATAAAAGAAGAAGCGCTGTCATCAATACCTATGACAACTTGTTCTTCTGCCACACCTGCGGGAAGGGTGGTAACGCAGTCAATGTCGTAGGTATCATAGAGAACTTGGAGTTTAAGGATGCACTCAAAAGAGCAATCGAGATCCTTGCTGGAAGCGGTCAATCATTACAGCAAAAACCTGGACACAAAGGCAATAGAGTACCTAGAAGGACGTGGGATCTCTGAAGATATTGCCCAACAATTTTCTTTGGGTGTGGTAACAGACCCAATCAATGGTCACGAAATGCACGCGGGCTGGCTTTCTGTGCCCTATCTGACCGCACTTGGTATGTGTGTTGGTGTGAAGTTTCGTAGGTTAGATGATGGTAAACCTAAGTACGGTGCACCGACAGGGCAGAAGGGTCATCTGTATAACGTGGCTGATGTCACCATTGATTCATCTAGTATCGTGGTGTGTGAAGGTGAGTTAGATGCAGTAGTTGTATCAGGTATCTTAAACCTACCAGCAGTAGGAGTACCAGGAGTGCAGGCTTGGAAGCCACACTTTACTAAGTTATTTACAGGCTATGACATTGTGTATGTAGTTGGTGACAATGACATCAAAGAGGATGGCACCAACCCAGGTGCAGAGTTCTCACGCCGTGTGTCACAAGAAGTAATCAACTCACGCATAGTATCCTTACCACCATCAATGGACATCAATGACTTCTATCTTGCACACGGCAAGGATGAAGCGTTGAAATTATTTGGAGGCGTTTAATGTATGACAATGACCGAGAGCGAATGGGTCACGATGCTACAAACTTTGCAGCATTTGGGCTTCCGAATCCTAAGCCACGATCTATCAACGGAGACGATCTTAATAAAGCCATTGCCGACAAGGTAGACTTTGCTCACGTTAAGTTTGTTACTGATGTATGGGAAGTCTTAGATGGTGCAGGTAATCTGCTTATCAAGAAGCACAAGGACTACGGCCCAACCAACATCAGTCTCTCACCTGGTGGGCCACTCAATGGTTTGCGTGTGCGTATGCACGACAAGACTGCACGCATCAACCACCTAATTGATAGCGGTGCAACACCAGAGAACGAATCGTTGCGTGATTCCTTTATTGATCTACTTAACTACAGTGCTATTGCACTGATGGTATTAGATGGTAAATGGCCTAATGACTGAGCCACACCCAGTAATCAATGACATTGTACCTAGCGTAGTAACGCTAGTGCATCGTCGTTATCGTAAGTATGTAGATCGTACTGACCTGACACAAGAAGCATACGCTTGGGTAATGACACGCATCTCATACTTCAATGGACTATTGGAAGAAGAGAACGAAGTCGTACGTCTTGCTAACCAAAGGCGTATCGGCTGGCAGATGAAGCGTGCTATCGAACGCTATGCCCGCAAGGAGAAGGCTGCTAAGTCTGGATACCAGACTAATGATGAAACCTTTTATGATGTCATCACTATCGCACAACTCTTGCCTTATGTAATCGCAAGCGTGGTCAATGATACTGCCATTGAACAAGCACAGAACCTGGTCAATGATGGCACACCACGCAAACCTGCAGCCCCAGCCGAAGGTGGCAATCTATTAGCCACACTCATCGACATCAAGAAGGCTTACGAGTTACTAGATGAGGATGAGAAGAACATCCTGTGCCTGCGCTATCACGAGAACTACACACTGCAACAGTTAAGCGAAGCAACAGAGTGTGCTATCTCTACTGCTGATCGTAGGTGTGGTAACGCACTACGCAAACTACTTAACTTTATGGGAGGGGAGTCTCCTTACCAATGATGTATGACTATCGTTGCCCTGACTGCAAGGCAGAACTAACTATTGAACGTAGCATCCACGAGCAACCACGTGAACCATCCTGTTTTGAGTGCCACATACCTATGATACGTAAGTGGGATGCTCCATCTATTACATTTAAGGGCAAAGGCTTCTACTCCACGGGTGGATAGCAAAGAACCCCACCGCAGGAAGGGTTTGCGGTGAGGTTCTAGTCGCCCGAAAGGAGGATGCACTTATAGTGTATCAGTACCAGCCTCTTCTGTTGCTATGTTGGAGAGCGCGACACGCAGATTTTCCATAGCGATGTTCAAGGTATCGTAGACCGTGTAGGATTTGAAGTTCAGGTTGTCCACTACGTTCTCTAAGGAGTTGAGCAATTCCGTAAGCCGTGCTTCTTGGTTTGCCCGAAGCGTCTCTTGGGCGAGCAAGGTGGTCGAAGCGGGATTCACGGGTCCATAGGGTGACAAGGCACCTGATTTGGTCTTGATTGTAACCGAGTGCTCGTGCGTAACTAATTGCAAGTGCCCTGTTCTCACGCTTTTCCTCCATCGTTGCCTTCGTCCGTGCTTCTATGTATGTTTTCTTTGAGGATAGGGGCACCTCTTCCCTCTGTTGTGCGTACACGAACGCCGACAACAGGGATAGTATTACCATCAAGATCAATCCACGTTTTGCCTTCTTGTTCATCTGTCTTCTTCTCCATTTCGAGCAACTGCTTATAGGTATCAGGGTATAGATGAGCAAGGCGCACTAGTGCACGATCTCTTGCCCTTCTGTAGTTGCGTTGGCGTACCGCTTGGTTGGCAGCACCACGCAATCTTTTGTTAGTCTCCATTGTTAGTCTTATCCTCCCATACAATCAGCACATAAGCCACTAACATCACGAACATCAAGCCTATAACAAAGGTCATTGTAATTCCCTCTCAATAATCTGAACGGTTTCACAAGGATAAGGGTTTAAGAACGCTGGGATGTTGAGGTTACAAGAACATCCGACTGCTTCTCCACCTTCTTCGTCAGTCTGCATAGTCCAGGGCTTATGCAATTCTAATACCGCACGAAGTGCTATGTATGGTGTCTCTAAGGTACGACTTTTCATAAAGTTAGGACTGTTTATAGTTCCCAATAACTCTTCGTGTGTCATTGTGCACCTGCCATTACTGCAAAGACAATCTTTGTGATGTCAATGGGTTCAATTATCAACCGCGCATCCTCTTCCCCTGCTTCCCAGCAAGAGACTAACAAGCGTGAGTTCAAGGGTGACTGGCGTAGCCATTGGACTGCGCTATGCGGGTCTTCCCCGCCCCATACTGCGTTGCCTTCTGCCGTTGCTATCTCGTAGAAGTTTACCAGTTTATTCTTTGGGTGGAATCCCACCACGTTATCCTCACTCACTTACTTCCTCCTTTAGGCTATCAATCAGGGCTTTCATTTGCTTGTAGGTGATGATGCTTTCCAGTCTACCTGCAAGGTACTCATCAGCATTGTCTCCGTATACCTTGCGTGATAATTTCACGAGGTTATAGACGGTGTACTCCAGTTCAATCTCTTTAATTGTCATCTTCTCCTCCTTCGTTGAATGCATCTACCATTGATAGAGCATAGGTCATACGCATCAGGTTCATACCTGCTTCCTTCTCTGTCTCTTCATCCTCAATCTGTATTAGCGCAAGGTCACGACATAACTCCGCCTTTGCTTTCCAGTAGTCTACCGTAGGCTCAGACATTAGACACCTCATCTACCTCGAAGAAGTACTCCACCGCATTGTCATCTATCAGTTCACGCAAGATGTCACGCTTGTTAGCAGCCCACATACGGGCTTCTTCTTCTGTC